GGGTCATTAATCTCGATAACAGCGCCCGGCCTAACCATCAAACCGCCTTCCATTGATGTTGTAAAAGAAACCATTTCAGATTCATTTGCTTCCGAAAACGCAATTGCTTTTGCCAATCTTTGCGCCTGCCCCCTCGATGTACACGCAAAAGCCTTGACTTGTTTTACAACAGTTCCAATTTTTGCTGATAAAGTAGTATTTTCAAAAACTTCAAAATCTACATCTTGCGAATCCATATTGTAATAACTTACAGAAATTACAGAATGTCTTTGTTTTAAGCTTGAGCCAGAATAATTAAAACCATCACTTGAAATATTGGCAAGTGAGAAAAGGAACGAGGTCGATTTGGGGGAATCTTGAGCCAATAATATAGAACCTGTTGACCAGATCGGCATACAACGCATGACACCCGCGAGTTCATTAATTAAATCAAATGCAGAACTAGAAGATTGAATATTTACATTGCAAGAAAATCTGGCTTCCTGACCTCCAAGACCATCATCAACAAGAGTATTTGCAAATTTTGATGCGGTTACAAAAGAAAATAAATCAAGGTTTGCATCTGCAATATGTGTTCCAAATCCATATCTTTCTGTTGTCAAAAGGTCAAGCAAGATCATCGCAGGGCATGAACACCAAACCGCTGAACCCATGACCCCGTTGAAAATATATCCGTCAGGGTAAACAATTCGGCCAGTTGCAGAATCAACAGTTGGCGTTCCTGAACTAGAAGCGCCGGCACCCGGAATCCTTACTTTTATTCCGCGAATACGGAATTTCCGGCGGGGGATTGCGCTGAACTGTTGAGAGTCAACTCTTATTAAGTTATATGCTGAGTTTGCATAAGTATTGGATTCATCAATTATTTCTGCAAATTGTGTAAATTGAAAAGAATCTATTAATGAAGTATCTGTTGAATCTGCCGTAACTCTAATAACTCTAATATCAACAGGAAAAGAACCTGTAATTTTTACTGAATAGTCTTTTTGATATGCGTCAGCGGTTCGACCTGTAACAGTATCTTCAATAACATCTGTAAAACCTCCTGAATTATATTGAACAGCAATTTTCAAATCAACAGTTGAACCAAGAAGATCGCCTTCTGTTGTGGCTTTTTGTATTTGGGGAAATGTTACAGTTACTTTTATGCGCTCAACATTTGTATTTGTAATCTGTCTTGTAACTGGCGAATCCGCTGTAACTGTAACACCAACAGGTGTGATTGAAGAAGAACTTTCAACCCCATCAACTTTTGTTTGATTTGAGGTTCCGAAACGCGGTGTAAAGGTTACATTTTGAAAATTAAAATCTGAAGTAGCAGGGCTTGATGAATTTGCCGTTGCTTTTAAAACAGGGGTGTCGTTTAAAAATACGTCTTTTAAATACGCATTTACATAGGCGGCTGAAGTACGGTCTGTTATACCTTCCTTTGAAGCTGTTGCGCTTCCCTCGATCTCACCTTCTGATACAAGATCAAGAAAACTTGCAAATTGCTTACTATGTAAGGTATCAGGGGTTCTTGTCGGTTGTCTTGGGGGTGGCGGCGAAGAACCTCCACCAAATGAACCGCGAATAATTTTCTTTTTATCGGTCATGCTTGTACCTGTTCAGTATCAGTTGAAGCACTAATCACAACTGAGCCGGTGAAGATTTCTCCATATACGATTGGGACGGGTGTTCCAGCCCGGCTTGTTTGTTGCGTTCCTGAAAAACTAAACGACAAACGCGGGTCTTGTTCACTAGAAAATTCTGGTTGTTTTGGAACTGGAAACAGCATCCCACTTACTCCACCCAAAACTAAACTTGCACCGATAAGACCGAGAGCCGCCGAACCAT